TTTTCCTAAAATACTCGTTACTGCTACTATATTGGGGTTTGACATTATGTTTCTCCTAGAATCCCATGACCATCGCAAGCGCGATGCTTAAACCTGCTGATATACCGCTTGCGGCAGGAGTGGCTGAAGCCCACGTAGAACCGTTAGAGGTGAGTAAATTGCCAGATGTCCCCGGTGCAACAACTTGAACAGCCGCTGTTCCGTTACCTAAAACAACACTGTTAGCGGTTAAAGAACTAGCTCCTATACCCCCGTTGCCTACAGGCAAAATTCCTGTTACTTGGGATGTTAAACTCACGTTTGCCAATGTCCCCCCAAGCGTGAAAGTGCCAGTGCTAGTAATTGGGCCGCCCGTAAGCGTAATTCCATTAACCGTTCCAGTTACCGCAACATTGGTTACGGTTCCTACGCCTGTCTCAGTGGGGTTAGCAAGAGCAACTATTGCTCCAGCACCCCCGCCATCTGTATAAAGGAAAGTCTTAGCGCCAGTAGCTATTGCTACTACGGCTCCCGATCCTTGTTTGATGTTTATAGTCTGACTGCCAGAGGTGGCATTTTCGATCATCCACATCTTAGAGACAGTATTAGGGCCAAGCGTCACAGTTCTAGTAGCCGTCAATGAAGCCCCAGACGTTATCTTTAAATAGAAAGATCGAGTCGGATCAGAAGCTGCGTTGGGCATTGTGAATGTTTCGTCTGAGTCTCCTGCCATAGCCTTTGTGCCAAAGCTAAACCCGTCAGCAATCAGGCTAATGTTCGTATTGGTAGAAGTTCCCCAAGTACCCGACTCATCGCCAGTTGCAATTTCTTTTAACCTTAAATCATTGTTGTAGGTTGCCATGCTAGTGCCTCAATTAAGTTATTACATCTATCCAATGTGGATTTTGATTAGGGAGAATATTTTCCCATATTAAAAGTCTTCCAACCTCACCTATAGCTGATACGCCAACAAGATTAACTACCGTTTCGGTAGTTAATGTTACTGCGCCAACCGCCGATGTTGCTGAAACGCCAGTAACAGAAACATCAATAAATAAGTCAACACTAACAGTGCCAACCTGACCAGTTGCCGCTAGGCCAGTAAGAGAAACATTTGCTGGAGCAACTATTGTTACTCCTGACACCTCACCAGTAGCAGAAAGGCCCGTTACAGAAATTACCGTTTCGCTTTGAGGAGCAGCGATTCCTACTGATCCTGTTGCAGAAAGTCCTGTAAGGGATATCACTGCATTGTGGTAAACGGTAACACTTCCTACTTCGCCAGTCGCTTCCAAGCTAGAAGGAAAGACAACTCCCTTCGCTTCAATATTTGCATGGCCTACTATTCCCGTTGCGCTCAGGCCCGTGAGAGCAACTTCAGCACCGCCTTGAATTACTACTGTGCCTACTGAGCCAGTAGCTTCCAAGCCAAGAGAGGTTCCCCAAGCTTCTTCGCCCCAAGTGCCACGACCCCAGCCGCCATAAAGAATAGTGGCAGTCGTGTCCTCGCCCCATTCTCCGTCACCCCACGCGGCGCGGCCATAGCCAACACCAGACATTAGGCTATCCTGATAATCGCATTACTCGCATCATTTGTAGGGAAGACAATTTTAAAGTCACCAGCAGTAGATGTTTGATCGCTTCCAAAATCTAAAACTAAGCAAGTAGGATCGCCAGCGGCTGAGTCATTAAAAAGTAACGCGCCTCTTGCGGTAAAGGTTGCCGTACCCCATGTCAAATCTTGAAAATCAGTAAAGCCCGTTGTTCCTCCAGTTGTAGGAGTTATATTCGTTAAAGACTTACCTTTTGGAGCATACCCCGTGCCTGAGATTTCATTGGCGGTAGTATAGGCTGTTGTCCCAGCATTAAACGTAGCACTATTGGTATACAGGGCTACATTAAAAGTATTGCCAGAGGTGAGCGTAAAATTATGAACCCCTTTTAAAATTTCAGCTTTGAAGCTGGTACACATGTAATTTCCAGAAAATGCCATCAGAGTCTCCTTATCTTCTCGGCTAGAGCTTTTTCCCCAGCGTCTAACAAAATGTTATAAATAGTTGTTCTTTCGCTTCTTGCGCCCTGCTGAATATAGCTCAATACAACGCTCTCTATATTCCCTTTAAAAGCCTCTGCTTGCTGACGCACTATCGGGTCAGCGGTTGACGCGATAGAGACTATTTGATTCGTGCAATCAACAGCAAGCTCTTCGGGCCTAAACCCTCTCTTAGAGGTGGTTTGCACCATTACATTGCCAACACTGCTGGTGAGATCGACTGTAAACATTAGACTCTTACGCTCCTAACCATGCCTGAGCGATAGTTGTCAGTAGTATCATATCCTTCTCCCAACGATTTCAATCGACTTACCGCATCTTCAAATCTTAAATTATACCACTCCATTCCTGCGGCATCCCCTTTAAGAAAGGTATATCCTTCTACTAGACAGGCATATAGCAAAGTCATTTCAGCGTTCGTTCCAAGCCAGCTTTCTCCTGACGCGGAAAGGCTTATAGACACTGGCTCAAACATAAAGTGCAGTTCGGCCGCATAATTGCCGGAGGGAGTAGGGCCAACAATAAAGTTACTTGAGTCAAAAATACTATAATATTTGGGGACACCCTCGGCGCTCGCTACAGGGTAGGCTTCTCGCATAAAATTTACATCTTTAAAAAGAAGAAACTCCGATCCAGAATTATTAATCGCTAGGGAATACGGAGCTAAAAAGTCAGTGGGCATCGCAAGATAAGGATTGCCTTTGCTCAAGGTTCCTGTGACATTTTTCCGTAGATCAGGAATCTGAGCAGTCCTAAGTATTCTTTGCTCAGCTTGCTGAATAATCAAAGGAAGATTGGCTACAAAAGTGGTTTCAGTAGACTCCAGATAATCCTGTATTGCGCTTTTTAATGTAGTAAATGTAAAAGCCATTATGTAATTACCACCGTTACCCGACCAACATGCCCAGAACAATCAAGACCAACCGTACTACTGCCTGCTGCCGTATCTCCCCCGCCTACAGGGTTCCATGCAAAAAGCTCTCTGCTTTGAGCATAACCACCATCAGGACGCGGGTCTCTGAGCGCTTGAGGGTCTGACATATTGAGCATTCCCAGCTTCCACTGGGGATTATCGACATCAACGACATCGCGACCTACTAGCATCCCATTGGGTCTGCCAGCTTCAATTTGTGGAACAAGGTCTCTTAACGGATATCTAAATCCAGTCCTGTCGCAAAATCCAAAAGCATGTTTACCGCTTGCAAAGCTGCTCATAAGTATTGATACCCGCCGGGAACAACATACAAAGCCGCCTTCTCTCTTGCGGAATCAGCAGCCATTGTCCATTGCTCTTCATAATTTTCTTTCAAAAAAGGTATTCTTGCTTCTGCCTCGCGTTTTTTAATCGCAAGCATATAGGCTAAACCAGCCACTAAACAAGGCAAAAACCGCGCCGGAACGCTCATATCTAAAGATGCCGGAGAGCCTGCGTCTTCTATCTTTTCCATATAATAATAGCCAAGCGTCCAAGTCTGAGATGCGTCTGGAACAGGCCACACATTAAAAGTAATCCCAGTAGGCGCTCTCTCGATCCAATACTGGATAGGTCGGCCCTGAAGAAGTTTATTTGTTTGTTGAGAATAAGTAGAAATAGATATTCGCTGCATAGTCAAGTCTGACTGCCTGCTGATGTCACCAGCGTTAGTTCTCATGAACGCTTCTATTACGTCTAACTTCTCATCAGTAAGAGCGTAAGTCCCTGTTCCAGCAACCAGCGTCAAAGATGCGCCTTTTACCGCCCAAAGATTAAGTCCTCGGTTCTGCCAGTCAAGCATAAGAAGGTTAAGGCTTCGCCTTGCAGTTCTATAGTCAAAACCAGAACGAGCCTCTAAGCCACAACGCTCATAAGCCTCTTCAATGATATCTCCCAGATCAAGATTAAACGCATAAGTTCCACTTGTTGCCATTAGGTGTTCCTGCCTCGTGTCTGACCTTGAACAGCCGCGCCATCGCCCAACCTGCCCCCAGAAAACATTTTTTTATTTATGCCAGCTTCGCTCATGGCAATAGCCATAGCTTGATTCCGATCAGTTACTTTTTTACCTGAGCTAGACTTTAACGTCCCGTTCTTAAACTCGCCCATAACATAGCCAACCTTTTCTTTACCTTTCATAACTCACCATGCCTTACAAGACCAGTATCTAGCTGTAAACACATCATTAGCAGTATCGCACTTATGACGCGCATGAAAGCTCTTCTTGCGGGCTGGCTGATCCTTCTTGATGGTCATATTGGGATCGCCGAACCTAACAATTTTGATTTCATCGCCCTTCTTAGCAAGAACTGCTGATTTCTTGTTTTCGCCGGGAGTACGCTTAGGCTTGTTATAACCAGAAAAAGAAATGCCCCTGTACTTTATACCGCTCTTGTTTCTAGTAACATCTCTAGTAGTAGCCATAATTAAACTATTCTACAGTTTTTAACGCCCTGAACGGCCACGCCTGATCCGCGAGCTTGGCCGCCCGCGTACATTTTGCGACTGCGGTTAGCTCTACGAGAGGTGACAGCTAAGTTGGAAGATTGATTGTTAAGAGGATTGCCGTCACGATGATGGACATCTTTCCTGTCTCCGTGACTTACTCGCCCGTCAGACTCCAAAGAATTTCTAGCCGCATTACGACTAGCACGATTCTTTTTTTGCTTTGAAGAAGAGTGGTAGTCATCATATTCACTGCGATAATCTCTAGCCATCAAACTGAGCCTTATAAGCTTGCTTAACTAAAGCATCTTTCCTTTCTCTGCGGTCTAGCTCTACGCCAAATTCTCTAGCAAAATCCTCAAGCTGTATCTTTGTCATCATTTTAAGATCAGTCTTGCTAGTGGGGTTAACTTCTTCAACTAGCTCTTCTGACTTTAGTGACTCGGCAAGAGCATTAAACATCGCTACCGCAACAGGATTATTATCAGCTCCCGCAGCACCGCCCATGCTTTTAAGCTTTGCTTTTGCCTCGGCGGTAGTCATTGGCTCGAATACTTTAATATCGTATTCTCCATCAGCCATTTTGATTCCAATTTGGAATACTGGGTCACCGTTATTAAAGTTTCCGTTTTGAAAAACTTCCAATTTAGCCATAATATAGTTACCTAAACAGCCACATAAGACTTAGTTAAAGTTAACAACAGGAAGTAAGCATCTCCAGCGGTAGCTCCGGTAGTGGTAATTAAGATATCCCCAGTCCTGCCAGTTCCTGAATTATTTGGTATTCCATAGTCAGAAAAATCTAACTGATCTGACCAGTTCTGCAAAAGATTCAGTAGAGGGACATTGGCATTAGCGTCCCATAGCAGCTCAACACCCATTCCAACATTAGAATAGCTTATAGATTGCAGCGTAACTCCGTTGCAAACCTGATTAGTCAGAGGATCGGAGCTGAGGCTAGAAACATCAACCAAAACAACACCAGACTGACCAGTACCATCACTGATATTTGTAAATTTCAAGATAGCGCTTCTGGGGCCATCTTGGATTACTTGGCTTGTAAGTGCATCTGCCATTTGATTCTCCAAAAAGCGAGGAAAACCTCGCTATATATTAGCCAGCGAAAGGAGTCGCTAGAGTTCCTGTGCCAATACTAGTACCTTCAACATAGTATCTATTAGTAAAGGC